TACAGCTTCAATGCCTTGGATCTTAAGCTGTGGTTCTGCAAACTTAACACCTTCAATATCAATCGCATTGAGGATATACATCTTCTTTGCTTTCCAGATACCTTTATTTGCAATGGTTTCACGCTTCATGAACATTTTTTGCTGACGAGCATTCATCTTTACAGCTAGTTCATTATAACACTTATTGATGAAAGGTTGGATCTTAGCTTTAACGAAATTATCGATTAGATCAGATATTTCAGAATCATTAAGAGAATTACCAATCTTAGCAACCAATGGTTCAAAGTTCACATAAATTGAATCGGTGTCAGATGCAATGATGTAGTCAACCTTATTTGTCTTTAGTAAGTTGTTGAAATATTCATTGATCTTCTTTTCGATCCATCGAATTGACAATTGACCGGACATAGTAATAGCTTCTGCCATGTCAAAATTAAACCATCGAAAGTATTCATTTCCAAGAGCACCGTAGGCGCTGTTCAGTTGGATTTTCTTTGCAAGTTGCAAGTTATGATACTTTGAAACAAGATTCATAAGTCGCTTATATTCTGGATTATTTTTATCAACCGTTTGTGCTAATTTCTTAGCATCCAACATTTTTTCTTTATAGACTGATCGATCATCATACATCTTTTCCATAAGAGCAGCCAAGAAACCTTGGTTCTTCTTATAGAATGCAACACCATTTGCGGCATAAGCATATTCATCATTTAGATTAGTAATATCACTTGCTAACAATTGATCAATACTCGGCCAGCCATCATTGTCTGATCTACCCTTAATCATTTCAGGGCTTACATTGTACTGCATTATGAGGTGTGGATAAAGACTATTCAAGTCAAAGGACACTACCCACTTACTCATACCAAGCTTGGGTTCTTTAACATAACCACCAACAAGGTTACCATACATGTTACCCTTCTTTTGCATCGGGATAACAATAGCACGATCAAGCAAATAGTTATGAATAATGATATCCCAGGGGCGAACTGTGGTAAAAGTATCGATATAATTCACTTTAGCATCATAAGCAAAAGTGATTACCAGTTCAATGAAGCCAAGCTTCTCTTCTAGCATATCGATAAGTGTAACGTCATGAATGTTGTAATCAATAAACTTCTCGAAGTTTTTAATATACAACTCATGAAGAGATCCATATTCTGAATAGTCCAATTTCTTTACACCGAGGACTACTTCTGCAATATGATCAAGCTTATAACTCTCTTGATTAGAGAAAGAGAACTTCTTATAGAGTGGCAAATAGTCTATGAAACTAATACCACATGGAATTGAAGTCTTAATCTCTTTACCGCGAATTTCGATTGTCCGGTCATCAAACATTTTAAATGGTGATAGCTTCTCGGCTTCATGCCGACCAAGCACTCGAGTAATACGATTCACAATATATGGGATATCAAAGAATTCGGTATTCCAACCAGTAACAATATCCGGCATAAAACGACCAGTTTGCCAGATGTGTAAGAAAGAAGTTAGCAAATGATATTCATCTTTGCATTCTACATAAGTTACCTTATCGCTTTTTGGCTTATAAGGAAACATGCCAAACACTACCTTCTCACCGCGGCGAGAGATAGTTATAGCTGTGATCTCTTTATCTGCTTCTTCAATATTAGGAAAACCATCAGAAGAATCAGTTTCGATATCGATTGAGATAATATTGATTAGTGAAACATCATAGTCAATATCACCATGAAAGTTATCGTAAATATAAAGATATGGAAAATTTGTAAGACCATAAACATCCATGTTAGAGACATCTTCATAACGCTTAACAAAATCTCTAGCATCACGCATGGAATCAAGTTGTAGCTTTTCTACAGGCTTACCATCGAGAGTTTTAAACTCAGTTTGAGCCTCTCGACGGGCTGGAATAAACATATATGGCTTATAATGGATAACATCACTTACTCGTCGACCATCTTTATAACCACGGACAAAGATCTTATCGCCACGAGCAAACACATTAGTATAAAAATTCATAAAACCTCCGATAGGCATTAATATAGTATTTTACTACGTCCTACCGAAAATGTCAATCAAATAGTTCTAAAGCTTCATGATAGATAGATTCACGCTCTAGCAATCCATTTGTGCCACCATTGATTCGAATAGTAGCGCCTCTGCAATCTTGACGATCGGCAAATTGATTTAAATTGTTGGTCGACCAGAACCAGCCGGCTGACATACAAGCTCCTTCAGGAGTCTCCAGATAGTCTACAGCATCATCTACTGAAATTTCCATGGCTTCGGCAAAGTGTGCATAGTTATCATGGCCTGTCAACTGAATGAAGCCACGACCTCTAAACTTATAGCCATCACCAGAGTCTTCATCACCATTGCCCATTCGATTGGCATAAACTCTGTTTGCAATTTTTTCAGGTTGCATTGCATAATCATTTACATCAACATCTCTAAAGTATTTTGGGAATACTACAGCAAGACGTTCTGCTCTGTAGTTTAGATTTTCTTCAACAATGGTAAGACCACCAGACTCATGACCGATTTGAGCTAAGAACATTGCCACACGATCTGGCGTGTTAATGTCAAAAGTCTGCATTGCTTTATTAAGGGAATCTAGATACTTATCAATTACAACTACTCTTGTAGATTGATACAATGATCTAAGTTGTTGTCTTGTTATTTCCATGGTATTCTCATCTTTTCAGAAATTAAAAAAGGACAGTGTTACCTGCCCTTGTATTTATCTTGGGGTTTGAGCCCAAGCCATCATCATTCGATACTCTAGTTGCTTCAAATCTCTTTGATTTTGTACATAAGCATCATGTGAATAAAATTCATGTGTAGTGAAAGCACGCTTAAGTGCCTTTAAGATACTCATTTCTTACTTCTCTCTTATATTGTTGTGCTATACGATCAATATCTGAATGAGATATGCCAATATCAGCAAGTTCTTCTCTAGATAACATTGAAAGCTTATAGTGCACATTATGATATGCACCAAAGCCAGCGAGCCACCCGCGAAGGTGGCCCGTGATTTGTCTTAACATTTATTTATTTTTTATTCTGTTAAGAAAGTCTTAGACTTCTTGGATGTCTTTTCTTCCGAAGCATCTTGAATGTCGATCTTCTTCGGTTTCTGTGATTCTGGGATCACATGATCCAACCATACTTTTAGCATACCATTAATTAGCTGTGCATTGTCAATCACGACATTATCAGCTAATGTGAACTGACGGGCGAAGCCACGGTCAGCAATGCCTTTGAAGATATAGTTCTTATCTTCGACATCAGACTTAGTCTGACCCTTGATAACCAACTTATTTTGTTCAAGAGTCATCTCGATATCTTGCTTGGCAAAACCAGCAACAGCCATCTCGATAACATACTTGTTATCTTCAACTTTTTTGATATTATATGGGGGATAATTAGTAATCGCTGTATTAGCGATAAAGTCAGCAGTCTGCTTCAAAGTCTTGTGCAGCTGATCTGAACCGATAAAATACTTATCGAATGATTCTGTATTCCAGAACGTAGGTAGCTTATGTGTCATATTGACCTCCTAAAAGCAAGGTTATTTTATATTTGTGACCTCGAAAGCATCACATGTTTATTTATACACCAAAATCACAAAATGTCAACTACTAATGTAGCTTTTTTTCATATCTTTCTTCTGTAGTCACAAAAACTTTATTAGTTTCTGAATCATAGATATACATAGGAGTAAGACCACCTTCTTTAAACTTCTTACCCATAGTTAAAAGATAAATAAAACTATTATTAGGATCATCAGTCAGCATCTTTGCTGCCCTCTCGATCATATGTTCAGGAACTTGCTGGAGCATGTTATGTTAAACTTCATTAGTATATTTGTTGATACCACTCAGGTGATTTTATACTTGGTAATTTTTGTTGGTGTAATAGTTGCACTCAGCTACATAATAAACAAATTCAAACCAGCGTGGTTTGGTTTAATCTTTAACATCTTCAATAAACCACTATTCTATGTGTTTATGTTGCTAGTTCTTATATCAGTTGGTTTATATTATACATCTATGCAAGATGTCAAGAAGATAGCCCTTATGGAATATAATCGTGAACA